GAATATCGTCTGTAGTAAATCTGTAGTAATTCTCGCAATTAAAAAATATTTACTTTTTTAAAAAATATTTTTAAAAAAACAGTCAAAAAGTAAACTAAACGCTTGACAAAGTAAACTACTTATGGTATAATATAGTCAAAGGTTAGAGATAACAAACAAAACAAAATCATCAAAGGAGTTTTAACTATGGCTAAATACGATATCACATTTTCATGCGGACACACAGGCACAATCGAACTTTTCGGAAAAACATCAGAGCGCGAAAGAAAAATCAATTATTTTGAGAACCACGGCCTCTGCGCTGAATGCAGAAAAGCTGAAAAAGCAAGCCTTACAGATACGCTCGAGCAGGAGCTTGACCTTCCTGAAATTGAGGGAGTATCAGAAAAGCAGATCGCTTACGCTCGCAGTCTCAGATATAAAATCGCAAATGAGTACAAAAAGCAGATCGAGACTATCAAAAAGGAACGTATTGAATGCACTGAATGTGCTAATATCACAGACGAGCAGATTAAAAGCAAAGCTTGTGAAAAGCCACACTCAATTATTGGAGCTTATTATTTTAGTGTAATCGAAACTAATGCCGCAAAAATCATTGAGGCATTAAAATAAAAAAGAAAGGACCACAAAAATGAAAAATAATTTAAAACAAATCAGACAGAGAGCCGGCCTCACTCAAGAACAGCTTGCTGAAATTATGGGAACAAAAAAACAATACATTTGCTCTCTTGAGACTGGGGCAAGGAATATATCGACGATTAAAACAGACACAATGTCACGCTTATGCACAGCACTTAATTGCTCAATTAACGATTTATTTATTTCGGATGACATTTTTGAGTTTGATGAAGACGGCAATCTGATAATCGACAATCTTTACCTCATAAACGGACTTAAAATTATTGACATAAAAGGCACATACTTTATCTGCCCGATGTCATCTGTGTACTACAGTAATCGCGAGGTAAAAAACATTGTTGATTATTTAAAGCCGTACATGGGTAAAATAAGTCCAAAAGCCGAAAAACTGCCGCCTGAAATTAACTATCCGCTTCTCGGCGTGGCTCCCCGAGAAGGCTATAAAATCAAAATCGGCAGAGCCATAACAGCTGATGAGTTTAAGACCTTTTGCGACAAATACAAAATCACAAAGGACGAAATGACACAAGAGTTTGTCGCTGTCAAAGGCGAGCTTTACGGTAAATACGCAAAAACTTATACAGCTGTACAGGTAAAAATAAAATCAAATCCTCTTGTAGCTGAAGAAGATTTGACAAGCAAGGGTATTGAGGCAAATGCAGTAACGCCCACATTGATTGATATCAGAGTTAAATAAAAAAACAAAAAAAGGCACACCGTTTATGGTGTGCCTTTTCTGCCAAAACTAAAAAAATAACATTTCAATCCACAAAGGTTAATACCTTCGACAATTGTCATGATACACCTTTATTTCTCAAAAGTCAATACTTTTTTAAAAAATTATCCGAGTGCTTTCTTGGCATTGGCAATTTTCTTGTCTTTGGACCAGTTGCAATCATTTATGAGATGATAAATTGCATTGACGGTCTTCTCGTTAACGATACCGTTAGCTGTAATTTTAGCTGCTCTCTGTGCCTCTTTAACAGCCTTTAAAGTGCCGTCGCCAAAACCGTTTGAGTTATCAACCTTAGTTTTGATGATTTTCATGTTGTATAATGTAATCAGCTGCTTTTTAAATGCAAGAGTAGCTGTATTGTGTGAGCCGTATTTAATCATTTCTTCTACCTCCGTATTTGTTGATTTAGCATATTTCGGTCTGCAACAGCAGGAAATATTACTTTTATATCTTGTTCTGACTCTGAAATCATCGCACTCTGTGCCGCCGTTATTAGCACCGATTGTTGTTATGGTAGAACTGCCCACAGCAATGCAAAGCTCAATGTGGTCAAGTGACTTATAACCTTTCGCTCTCAACCGTGAATCGTATGTAGTCGTTTGACCGCTCCACGAAAAAATAACAAGGTCGCCCGGCTTAACTTCTTTAGGACCGTAAAGTTGACCAGCATTTAAAAAGTTTACGGCAATAATACCACAAGATGCCGTTTTACCGCCCGGAATCATATCCAACGCCCCTGCTTTGTGGAAAAGATACATCTGGCCTGCACAACAGCACGCAACTGCATTGATTGTTGTGTCAAAAGTGCCATACCATTTCATAATATCGCAACCTTTGCCCGAATCCTTGCCGACAAGTGATTTTGCTGTGCTGATAATTTTATCAACTGTTACTGTTGCCATAATTATTCCTCGCTTTCATTCACTTCGGGCAGACCTGCCACTGATGTAAGTATCGACAAAACGCCTGCAAGCAGAGATGCAGAACCTACTGCAATCCAGTTTACATCTGTCATAACGGCAGATACACCGATTGTTGCAACAGCAGTCTGAGCAACAGTCTTAATCGCTCTGACCGCCGTAGCTTTTGCCCACTGTTTTGTAAAAATGTTTTTCATCATCAATCTTTCCTTTCGCTGATTTTTTCAAGGTCTTCAATTCTGTGATTTGCGACCTTAATTTCCTCATCAACAACAGCGTTGTGCTGTTCAATCGCATATGTACGCTCGATGAGGCTGTTATGCTTGTCAACCTTTTTTTCGAGCTGTTCAATACGGTAATTTGACAGTCGAGTATTGATAAAAATACCACCAAATGTACCGAGAGCAGTTCCCCCCAATGAAATTAAAGCAATTATTAATTCAGTCGACATTGCAAAAATCCTCCTTAATTTTGCTCATTTACTACTTGCTCATTTTTTGAATTTATAGTATTTACAATCCAGTCGCAATGGTCGGCTGGCGCAGCATACATCTTATTGATAGCAGATATATTGATACAATTGTCAATTGTTAGTACATTTGGCGTGTCCGCATACGCTCCTTTGAGCGTGCGTGCCTGTATTTCTGTACCTCCGAAATCACAATCTTTGAAGGTGATTTTTGCGCCAACTTTAATAGGTAAGCCGAAATCGCCAAAACTGTGTCCGCAGCCAAAGACTGGCACTGTTGTCTTATTCGCATAATCCACACAATCAGCACGACCGCCCCAAATAAAGGTACAGTGTCCCACAACCCAATTTGTTGCATAACCTGTTCCGCCACTTTCTAGGTGTATGCCGTATCTGATGTTTTTACAGTCAAATGTAAATCCTTTGATGTGCGTATGAACATTCAAATCAAGGTGGAATGGACACTTTTTGATTATGTCCTCAGATTTTAATGTAGATTTATCAAATCCTGTTGCTCCGTCCCATTTGATGACTGTTGCGGCAGGATTATAAATATTTTCGGATTCATAGTAAACATAATCCTTAGTCATTACGCCACGATATCCTACTAAGCCGACATCTGACATTCCTGCATATTTATCTTGCAAATCTGTGTATGTACCTGCCATTACGACAATCGTATAGCGATTATGATAGCTGTTGTCTGAAATGCTGTTATTAGCTGACAAGATAGAGTTAAATTTTGTTTCTCCAAATCCTTCGGTATTTTCGTTGTAGTCGTTAGATACATACAAATAGTGCATTGTGTAGTCAGGAGCTTGATACAATGCAATTTTCACCTTTTGAACAATCTTTTCAGGATCAACATATGCAGTCTTTTGATTGTTTTGCTCAATTTGCAAGTAACAGCTATTTGTCGTTAATCTATCTGTAGCAATGGCAATTTTAATATGGTCAATGACGATATCCTGTGTGGGAGTGTATGTAGCTGCTGCATTTTTAAGAGCACTCACTTCTGACAGTAACCATTTTGAGTCGATAACCGTTTGACCGTGTGCAGGATAAAACACACATCCTGTGTTGTTAGTTGTAAAATCCTGTAATGACAAACAATAAGGTGTGTCAATTCGTAATGTTATTGACGATTTCAAAGGTAAAAAGAAGTTAGTGGCCGCCATAGATGTGCCGCTTAAGCTGATTTTGTTTTTACTAACGGTAATAGTTACACCATTTTGATGTTGTGAATAATCTGCCAAATTGGCTAAATTTATACTCTTAGTAACATCAAATAATTCGCTACTGTCTACTTTTTCGCCAAATTTATTTATGACATCAGCTGCCAAATTGACAGCTCTGACAGTGCCTGCTGCATCTTTAATTCCGTCCATAATGCCATAACCTGCAAGAGTATTGGCTTTATCTGCTTTTTCCGCAAGATTTGTGTCAACTGTATCAAGCCTCGCTCCAAGTGAATCAGAACCGCCTCTTGCCGTGGCAACCTCTCGGCTGATTTCAACAAAACTGCCGATACTTTCGGTGTTTATCTTGCTGTTTTCGGCAAGGCTCGGAGTTACCATGACTTTTAAAGTCAGCGGAGTATTTAACACCTGCGTTTCGCCGTTTGCAATCTTAATTTCGATTGCTAAAAAGCCCGATGTAGACTTAAAGTTTTGTAACGGCACGGTAATCAAATCTGCTGTGCTGTTCAGGGTGCAAGCAACTGAGTCCGAAATTAAATATCCGTCCGTTGCAAAAGTTGCGGTTACTGTGCAATCTGCAAAGGTCAATTTTTCACCGCTTGCCGTTAAAGTTACATCAAGATAGCGTGTTGCTTTATCGTTGACGTTGACAATACCAACAACATTCGGTGCGTTGCGGTTATTTACATCAATTGTAATTGATTTATGTGCTAAACTAATAGCCATTATCTTTTAAACCTCCTTTGGATTTTTAACAAATCAGATATTGACATGTCTAAATTGCCGATTGTGATTTCTTTGTATTTTTCTGAAATACTGTCATAGACTGTTTTAGCCACTCCCTTCACAATTTCAGTGCCGTCCGGCATAACTACTGTTACATTATCGTATAGACCTAAGTTATACATTTTGATAAGCTCAGATTCGAGATTAACGGTAATGCTCAAAGATTCGGCTGATTGCGAAGTATCATATTTATAAGTGGCAACTTGACTTCTTAATGCATCTCTTACCTCGTTATAATTAGTGCCATCCATTGGATTTACGATATATCTTTTTATTTTGCTCGTGCAATCAAATAGATATGTGCTGTTAATCGTGCGCCTGAGTTCCGTTGGGTACAACTCAATTGCGGTTACAACAACCTCGGTGCCGGTTGGAGTTTGACAACGGGCATATGGCAAAACATGCGTGAAATACTCTCCGAGTGATGCCGTTTGCTTATAATCAGACACATTTGCGCCAAAAGCTATTCGATAACCACTGTGATTAATATTCGGCTGATTAAACATGATCGAAAAATTATTAAATCTCAACTGCCCTTTAAACAAAGCGATTAACCCCTCTGAATCATCGTTGAATATGGTTTCAAATTTTTCAGCTGTATTAAAGCCGAGCGAAAATTCTTTTTTTGTTGGAATATTAGATGAAAACGAAAAAAAGTTATAGGGCGCGGCTCTAAACCAAACTGGTGAGCTGTCTCCGGGTTCCATTAGGCTGTTGATTATCTCCGACGGTGTTGCGTTCATTTTGTGATTGTGATAGTTTGGCTCTACGCCATTTTGAAAAAACAATCTTGACACATGTTCGCCTGATATGGTTAAATCACCGCATTTGTCTGCCTCGATTTTTGTCACATAAAAAAGTTGAGGTCCGTCTTTACTGTTGGCTTTAGCTTTTATGTAAGATCCAAGATTTATATATTTTAAAAGTTTATCATTGCTTTTTACTTTTGCGGCAAAACTATAAGCACCATTGCTTTCCATTGTCGTCAAAAATTCTGTACAATCGGTCAAAAATCCAAGGCCGTTTGTCTGATACAACGGACTTGTTGTGGTGTACAGACCAACCGTTCTATATAGTATAGGTTGCATTTTTAAAGCCTCCTAAAATTTGGCTTGATTTCAAGCGTTGTAAATGCATCTGCCTCCGTTGATGATAGCTTAATTGTGTTCAGCCCCGGCGAAAGAAGCGGAAATTGTGTGCAACTTATATAACTATTAGCAAGGTTAGTTTTAGCGTTAAAATAAGCGGACTGTTCGGTTGAGTCTAATTCGATATGGTCTTGGCTTGTCTCTTTCGTAATCATCAAAATCGGACTATCGTTAACCGACAATGTCAACGGCTTTATTTTTGAGCCTGTGTTAATAATCTTAATAAGTGGCTCTGCGGTATAATTTTCAGGATTATAGACTTCAATTTCTGCGTTTTGCGTCGAGGTCAATTTTGGTCGGATAATCTCCTGCCCTAAGTCGCTATACCAAAACGGTTCTCGACTAAAATTTATAGTCGTTGACAAGCAAAGGGGGGCAACCTCTTCTATTGGTTCGACCCCTGTGCAAATCGCTTTTGTAAAATAACCGGGGTTGTATGTGTCCCTAAAGATTTTATATTTACCGTCCCAAACGGTAAGCCATTCTGCGAATGCTCTTACAAGCTCTGCATTGCTTTCGTTTGGTACAATGTACGGATAACTATTGACTTCAAGTTGCATTTCAACATTATCAAAAACGCCATTGTCAGAAATCACTCCGCCATTTTTGCCGTAGACAGAGGTAAAATCAAAACTGCGTTTCGCTATTTGATATTTGGGAGGTGTAGCTATAAAAAAGCCTATTGTCCGTAAATCAGTGCCGTTGTATGTAAAACTATGCCTCATTTTTAACCTCCCCACTTCGATACTTCACCGACAAGTGTCTGCACGATCGCAGTTGATACACGGCGGTTAAATTCGTCAACATCCATGTCATTATTGATGTTTACATCGCCTGCAAATTTAATCTCAATCGTAGGCGAATTTGTAACAGCTTTCAACATTTGACCGTTTACCGTCGCATTTTGGCTTTGCGTGCGAATGCCTGCAAATTTATTGTTGATCGCTCCGATTGGATTACCTTCAACCGCTGACAGGGCTCTCGATGTTAAAGACCTTACCGTCTTTTGTGTTTCTTCAATTTCATCCTCAATACCAAGGCGGTAACCTTCGCCAAAATATCTGCCTAACTTTCGGGTTTTTCGGCTTGGTGAGCGTGAATCCTGCGCTTTTGCAGCCGCTGTAATATTAGCCTTAACCATTTGTGCGGCTGGATTATCTTCACCGCCAAATAATGTAACTAACATATCAATTATGCCGTCAAAATAACCTTGGTCAAACATTTCGGCTAATGATTTGCCGTCTGCGTATGTATCCCCAACGCCTTTTTTTACTGCTCTTTTTACAGTTTTACCGCTTTTTTCAAGTTTTTCTTTCGAATCTTTACTTTCAAGCGTGTTGGCAGCTCCGTTAACGCCTTTTTCAGCCGCATCTTTACTATTTCCTTCAAGTTTTTTAAGCTCTCCAGTCGCCTTATCTACAAGCTCTTTTGCATTATCAACCATTTTTTGGGTTACGCCCGGTTGATTTTCAGCCATTGCAGTTTTTAAGAGTTCGTAGTTTGCAGTAAAGTTCGTGAGCTGATTTTCAAGGCTCTCTTTCGAGCCTGTTTCGGCATCAATAAAACCTTCTTTGATTTTCTTCTGCTGTGCGTTGATTTCGTTAGCTTTGCCCGTAGCGATTGCAGCGACCGTTCCGTACATATCGTTGTACTTAGCAAGCTCGATTTCTGCTCTTTCCTGCAACTCTTCGGCTTCTTCAACTTGGTCTTTTGTTACGCCTTCAACGCCGTCCTTGTATGCCGTCCTTAAATTTTCGGCATTTGTCTTAAAATCATTGACCTGCTGTTCAAGAGCAGTTTTGTTACCGGTGGTATAAGTGATTAAATTATTTGACAAATCCGACATTGCGGCTTTAATTTCTTCAGTGTTGCCTTTAGCGTTTGCCGCTGTGAGATTCTCATAATTTTGGATTGTGGTGTAATAATCAACTACTTTTTTCTGATATTCTTTATACTTGCCATCTGCTTTGTCAAACTCTATTTGTTTAGCCTTTAAATTGTTTTTAGCTTCATTTTGCGCCTCGCTGTAAGCTCTTCCAACGGATTTTGATAAATCTTCAAAATGTTTATACATATTTTCGCCATTTTGAAAATCTTTGAGTATTTTTTGATAATACTGCTGAGATATTTTACCATTTTCAAAACCCCAGCCTGCATATTTCAAAGCCATTTGACTTGGTGAAAGCCCAGTGACACTCATTTGTGTAACTTTCGCCTTAGCTAAATCTACATCTTTTTGTGCGCTTTTTTTTGCTACATAACCATTTGAAACATCATTTTTTGCGCTTTTTAAGCCTGATACAGCAGTTTGATAGGGCTCTTCAAGTGCCGATAACATTGCAAGTGCTTTTTTAGACTCAAGCGCTTTATCTATAGAGCCTTTAAGGTCTTTATAAGACTTTATAACATTACCGTTCCAAGTGATTTCGTCGCCTGTAACTCTGCTCAGCTCATTTGTGATAAATTTCGCCCTGTCTTCGTAACCTTTTTTGACTTTGCCGTTTTGGTCTACAATGCCTTGCAATTCGCTCCACAAATCGTCATAATATTTAAATTCACTTTCAACCTCAGACGCCGCATCTTTCTTACTCTGCACATATTCATCATTAGCATCTTTCAGCTCTTTGATTTCTTCCTGAGCCTGTTCATGTGCTTCGTTGAGCTTGTCCTGTGATTCCTTGGCTTCATCGTTCGCACTTGCGATTGACCACAAAGAGCCTACAAGCGTAGCCGCTAAGCCTACGATGATACCGATTGCGTTTGATTTCTGCGCAAGGTTAAGACCTTCCTGAGAAATTTTGGCACTCTCTGTAGCAATTCTGAGGCTTTTATATGCGCCTATAAGGCTTTGTACACCGCTTACAACAACGGTTGTTTTTTTGCCTACCCAAATGCCACCGACGAGAGAGCCGACAATTTTAAGTGTTGGGATGATATCTTTGGTGTGCTTACTCGCAAAATTACAAAGTTTTTTGACTTCCGGAAACAGCGATTTGCCGATAGGATTAATGACATCAGTTTGCACAGTCCTGCCGAGGCTTGCCCAATCGGCTTCAACATCATCATATTTGATGTCTTTAATCTTTTTCATGGTATTTTTGGCCTTGTCGGCAGAGCCATTAACTTTCATTAAGGCTTTTACACCGTCAATGCCCAAGTCTTCCCACATCGTGCCGAAGAGGTCGACACCTGCCTGATTCTGCTTGACCTTATCGTCCATCTCAAAAAGAGCCTTTAGGACTTCTGATGTTGCGGATTTTGCGCTGTCTCCGCCTTTTGCAAATCTTGCCTGCAAATCCTCAATACTACCTTTTGCGCCTTTGCCTGCTGATTCGAGATTTGCAAGATTTTCTTTGGCAGTTTTTAGCGCCTTTGAATATTGTTCAATTTTATCGGCATTTTTTTGCTTTGTTAATTCGCTCGTTGAATTGTTAAAGCTTTTTTGCTCCTCTTTTGCATAGTAAAGATTTTTTTCGAGCTTTGCGACTTCATCTTTGGCTTTTTGAATGTCCTCAGCTGAGGCTTTTGCGCCGTAGCCAAGAAGAGTAAATCCCTCCTGCGTACTCGAGGCTGTGTCCTTAGAGCGGATGCCAAATTCTTTCATCGCATCGCCGAGCTTGTCGATGCTGAAAGAACCTGCTTTAGAGCCATTTTCAAGCGAATTAAAAAATTCATTTTCATCATAGCCGAGTTGCTTGTAATGTACGGAGTATTCATTGATTGTATCAAGCAAATCGCCGTTTTTATTAAGGCCTTTTTGACTGCCCTGCGCAATAAGGTTAAACGCTTCATCGCCCGTTACACCGAACTGCTCCATAAGCATATTCACCGCTCTTAGCGTTTCAACGAAGTCATAATCATAGGCATCTCTTAAAGCAAAGAGATTTTCGGTCATATCCTTAAGCTTGCTTGGATTGGTCTCGTTCGTTGTCTGCTTAATTAAAGCAAGGACATTTGCAACTTCTTCCTGAGATTCGCCGAAATTTCCCTTATAAACATCTTCAAGGACATCTTTGTACTTTGTCATCTCTTCGGCGGTCAAGCCGGTTTGAGCCTGCAAAGAATTTAAAGCTTTTTCTTCACTGTTTGCACTTATGACAGTTCCGGTCAACGCTCCGCCGACCGTTGTTGCCGCTGCACCTGCTTCTTTTAAGGCATCGCCGACGGCGGATTTAAGATTATCGGCGGATGACTTAACATCATCCATTTCTTTTTTGACCTTGGATAAATCAGTTTTATTTGACTTATTTTCAAGGCTTTTAAAGCTGTCGCCGACTTTACCAACGCTTGTTTCGGTTTTTGACATCTCACTTCGGGCAGATTCGAGGTTTATTGCGTTTGCTTTTTCCTCGGTTTCCGCAAGTTGTTTAGCGAAAGTTTCAAGTTTGCTTTTCGCTTTTTCGACTTCACGCTGATAAGCTCTGTACTGTTCGGTTGAGATTTCGCCGTTTTTGGCCTGTTCTTCGACCTGATCCTGCACATCAAGTAGCTTTTTAAGGGCAGATTTGCTGTTTTCAACTTGTTCTTTTAACACTTCTTGCTTTTGAGCAAGCAAAACAGTGTTTTCAGGATCAAATTTTAACTGCTTATTAATTGCAGTCAGTTCTCTCTGCAAGCTCGAGGATGAGGACTGTACAGCTTTTAGGGATTTCTGCAAATCCATTGTATCACCGGCAATTTTAACGGTAATACCTTTAATCGTAGATGCCATATCTGTCCTCCAATTCTTTATATCTGTTCATAAACTCGCTGTACTGCTCCGTTGAGATTTCTTTGTTTTCAAATCTTTCCGTTACGAAAGGCAATACAGATTTCATTTTCCGATATTTTTCTTCATCTTCGTGGATATTCTTATTGTTTCGTAACGCGAAATAGGTTTCGACATAATCAATCACAAAACCTATTGTAAATCTTTGTAAATCAGCGACAGTCAGACCACACCTGACGGCATAAGATAAGACCTCTTTTGCCGTCAGGAAAGTTCCGTTTAGGTCGCTGTCGCTGTCACTTTTGGGTTGTCGCATTTAAGACTGTCAACAATGAGATCAACGATTTTACCTATCGCAGAAATAGCGTCCTTAATGCTGATTCCTTTTGACCAAGCCTTAAAATTAGAAATCGTATCGTCTGCCGTTTTTGCCGCTGCCCATAAAAGCTTTACAGCAGTGCCAAATTTTACATCATTGAGATTCGGGACAAGGACACGGTCGGCATCACGCAGAAAGCTGTGGCCTTTAAATGTGTCCTCGTAAATGAGCATTGTATATGCCGTAACCTCAACCTCAACATTTTTATCGTTAATAACAACTGTATCTTTCATAGCTTAACCTTTAACCGCCTTTGTGTTGTCTGATGAGGTCTGACCTGCAGGAGCTGCCGATTTTGTAGCCTTAACGGTCGGAACTACAACGCTGTCGGGCAGAGTATCGGCATATGATGTATAGCGTACAAAGTCATTGTCAGGGCGCGGCTTTGCTGTAACTGTAAAGGTCGGGAACTGTGGGTCGAAGTTACCTTCCGATGTCTTGTCGTTTCTGCTCGCTCTTGCTGCTACACAGTCAAAATAGGTGTCAATCTCGTAGAGCTTGTCACCTTTGTATGTTTCCTTGGCAGCGAGGAGGGCAAATCTCGGCATTACCTTAATGCCACCCTTTTCGACAATGCCGCCTTCTGTTGCTTCATCATTGCCGAACCAATCTTTTTCGATGTCGTCGACTGCTGAAATAAGCTCAAGACTGATTGTGTAGCCGCCGTTTGCACTCGCTACAATAATAGGTAAGCCGTCAGCATAGATCGTGTTTGAATCGCCAATAGGCTCTGCACCGATACTTCTGCCGCCTGCCTTATCAGACTTAAACCACACGGGCTTACCGTATGTGATCTCGCCTGTGCTGCTTTCTGTCAGCACAGCATAACCAACTTTTCTAATAGTTTTGTTCATTAATAAACACTCCTTATGTCTTTAAATTCTTTTAATTCCGCTCAAATCACCGCCGCCCATAGCTTCCGATGATTTGATAAGCTTTTTTATTCCGGCTTCAAATTCGCCGTGAATTTTCTCTGTTGCTGGAGCAATATGCACCTTTGGCTGTACCGTTCCGCCTTTTTGACCCCTCTTTTTACGAGTTTTTTCGAGTAGGTGTGTAAGCCGGTACTCAGGTTTAGCGGCATACACTGTTTTTTCGTAAAACCTGAATGTTTCGTTCGTGATTTTTACTCTGAACGATTTGCGATATTTTTTTCTTCTGCCGACAGGTGCATTTTTTTTGATTTCGTTTTTGAGTTCTTCGGATTTTTCGTCAACCAACAAACGCACGCCCATTTGCACATCAGCCGAATAGGTTGACAGCTCTTTCGATAGGGCGTCTCCGAGGCGGTCGATGCCGACTTTCTTGTAATCACTCATCAAAAGTCACGCCCAAATTGTAATAACTCACACAAAGTTTATTTGTTGTGTCCCACGCTCGGTTCGGCTTTTTCCAACCTAAACCGTTTTCGTTGAGCCACTCCTCAAACTTCGTTTCGCTTGTGTGGTCATCTCTTGCAGTGTAAAGTTCGATGATGATTTTTGCATTTTTCCAAAGCAATCCACCGTCTGCGTAAATTCCTGTTTCTTCGTCTTTAAAGTAAACAAGATAGGGAGCAGGAGTTGATTTGTTGTAATCTGCCTCAACGCATTTAATGTCACAAGACTTAATAAGTTCGACAAATTCGTCGTAATTCTTAAAAAACATCTGCACCACCCTCATACAGTCCCCTCTGTGACAGGCTCAAAATTGAGCAAGGGGGATTTTTGCTTTTGTCATGCTGTATCTGTTCGATTTTAAACCTTGTGCCGTCAATGATGACCGCCATATCCGTTCTCAAAGTTTCATCTTTGTGGATATGGATAACTTTCGACAGTTCAATGTCATTTTGTTTCGCACCGTAAAAACGAGTTACCCCGATTTTTTCGTCGCCGAAACGATATTTTTTCAGGCTGTCAGCAATGATGTCGTCGTTTTCGTCCGTTTCGTAGATTTTCGCAACACCGTCATTAAAGGTTAAAAAATCAATGTTATTCTTCGGTATCATACATTTGCACCTCATACTCCTGCCTTAATTTCAGAATTTCGCTTTCAAAATTATGGTCGAACATTTCAACCGCATTTGAGTAAGCGTATCTGCAATAGTCAAACAACAAACTTCTTGCCCTTGTTGGTCGCTCAAAATCCTCATCAGTAAGCAGAGGGTTATAATCGCGGAGGTGCTGTTTTCCATTGGCTATAATCAGTTCAATTTTCAACTTTGTGCTTTCATCTGTTTCGATGTGCTCACGGTCAAAATCGAGCATATTAACTACATCGCTTATAATTCCCATTGTTCAACACCTCCGCAATAAATTAAGCTGTTGCTGCCTGATTGAGAGTTACCTTAATTTCAGCAGGATTGAGCGCTGAAATATCGAGCTTAAGAAAATCGTTCGTATGAAGCGAAAAACCTGTTGCATACGCTTTAATAAGATAAACTCTGTTATCTTCAAGAAACTGATACTGGTCAGAGTAATCAAGCTTACCTTCCTTACCTGTTGAGAGGCAGGCTTTATATCTTGAAAGCTGGCCAATAACAGCAGTGCCTTCTGTAACCATTTCAGACGGATAAACATTCGTCGGGAATGGGAAGAGGTTGTTTTTGTATGAGCCGTCGGTTGCAAGCACTGTAGTTGCAGGGATAATCTTTGTAAGATAATCCACAGGATTAACGATGAGGTCAACCGATGTGATGTTGTTTGTCTTACCGCCCTTGCCCTTCGCAAGCTTGGCAACAACACCCATATACGACTTCACATCAAGACTTGTGAGCTTTGTTGCTGTTTTTTCGGTATATGCACCTGCCTTTACAGCACCCTCGGGGTCTTTAAGCATACCAATCGGCTTGCCATTGCCGTCACCGTTGATAAAGCCATCTTCAAGAGCATAAGCAAGTGCATCGGCGAGGATTCTGCGGACATATGCGTCGATGTATGTAGCGCCAAGGTCGAGTATATCCTTCGGAACAGGGATAAAGGCACTTACCTTTGATGTTGAGAAATCCTTTTCCTGGATTGTGCCGGCAAGCTCCTGTGTGATTTTTGAGCTTAAAGCGCCCCAAGCGGCGAGCTGTTTTGTGTCTGTGGCAAAAATCGCCTTAACAGAGCCGTATGTGTTTTCGATGCCGATTGCATCGAGCAGCGGATGATTGCTGGTAATGTCCTCAAGCACGGTGTCAAGAATCGTCTGGGGAATTGTAACATCAAGACCTGTGAGTGCCTGCTTAACATCGGCAGATTTTGCCGCTGTGACGAAATTATTGTAAAATTTCTGCTCTGCCGATGTAAGCTGTCTGAATCCTCTCTTTGCAAGGATTGTGTTATCGGCGGTTTCGCCAATTTCCTGTGCAACCTCAATGATTGACTGCTGAATGCTGTCAGCATAGGCGTTGAGAGCCTCGGTCATTTTTGTTTCATCTTTGGTATCAATGGCAGTTTTTAAGTTCTGCGCAAACTTAGCTTTCGCGTCCTTAATCGCGTCAAGATTCTTCATTTTTTAATCTCCTTTATAAATAATTTTTGTTTTTGAAATACTCTTCAATAAAGCCAAAGCTATCCTTTTCTTCGGGATTTTTCGGTTTTGACTCAGGTGGTGTCTGTGGTTCAGGCGGTTCAGGCTTTGCACCAAGCATTTTTGCAAGTTCTGCCGCTGCCTGTTTTGCTTTTGGATTCTTCTTTTGCTGTGCATCATCAACGATTTCTTTTGATTCGGTTAAGTCAACCGGATCAAGAATTTCGTCACACAAGCCGATATTGAAGGCCTCCTCTGCCGTCAAAAATGTTTCAGCATTAAGAAGCGGCTCGAGGGTTTCTCGCGTGAGCTTATCGCCTGCGTGTACAAGGTAAGAGTTTGTGCTTGCTTCGCTGATCTTGTCGAGCTGGGTTGCAAATTCTCTGTGTTCCTTCGCATTTCCATAACAACCGCCGATTGCATGATGAATCATCATCGTTGTGTTTGACGGCATTACGATCTTGTCAGCCGCCATTGCAACGACAGAGGCAATTGAACAAGCCATACCGTCAATGTATGCAGTGACCGGCACACTCTGCCTTTTTAGCAGATTGTAAATCGACACGCCCTCATCGACATAACCGCCGATTGAGTTAATATAGAGCTCAATGCTTTCAATTTCGCCTGCTTTTTCAATTGCTTTACGAATATATTCGGCGCTTGTTTTGGATTCAATAAGGTCGCCCAAAATATTCAAGTAGCTCGGCTCAATTTCACCGTAAAGATAGATCTGCAAGACACTCTGATTTTCAGCAATCTGCTTGATGTTGTAATTTCTACTTTTCATTTATTCACCACCCTTCAAAGCATTTGCTATTGTTTGGTAATTTTTAGTAATGTAATATGTATGCGCCCAAGCCTCTGAGCAAGGGAGCATGTTGCAATATTTTTGAGCCTGCGCAGGTGTCAGCACACCGCTGGCAATTGACTTATCAAGATTATTCGCCTGACTGATTGCGTCAATGTGTCTGACTGTCGTTGTGTCAATCAGCAAATAATTACCTTTGCTAAATTCGTTAGCTCCGAATCTCTTTTTTGTAATCTCTTGCTCAAACATATTTGCAATCGGATCAATTGCATTACCAATAGCGCAATCCATTGCATCAGACAATTGCGATGCTTCACCGCTTAAAATTGCCGGAGGTATATGCAAAGCATTGCCAACAATCGTGTACGCTTCAGTTTTTAACTTCTGAATATCGTTAATCTCGCTGTTTGTAGTTTTTCCTGCATCGGTTGAGGGTTCTGAATATTTCATACCCTTAAAAATCGGCATAACAGCGTTCTTATTCGCGTAAAACGCTTTAAACTGCTTTGCCAAAACTTTGTTATAAGTTTCAGCGAAGTTTTCGTCACCAAAGCTATAATTTTCAAGCTCCAAAATGCCTTTATGTCCGACAGCTTTGTTATATCTTTCCTGAGCCGACAACATTAACTGTTCATATGTATTGCACATATCAGCCAATAAGCCGTTAAGAGCAAAGTTGTTATATCTGAGGTAAATTACCTCGCTCTCTAAAAAAGTGCGCTGATATGTAAAATTTCGGCAAGTAACACCGCTGAAAGAATCATCAATCAATGCGTGTTCTGCTCTTGAAAAACTGTCCGCAATTAAAAGCTGATTGTCGGCTGTTTCGATAATTAACAGTTCATTGTCAAAAATCAATTTTGCGACAGCCTGCGTAAAAAATTCGATTTTGGTTTGATGCTTATTCGGCGAATAGTTCCAAAGATAATATTCAGCTTTGCGACTTTCTCGGTTATTGTTTACCGTCACAAATTCGCACTTTGCCAAACTCCTTGCGATAAAATCAATCGCTGTAAATAAGGCAAGTTCTGTCAAGTGGAATCTCTGTTCATCGACTGTTGAGCCGTCCTCGCTAAATTCCGCTGCAACGGCATCTTTTTTAAAGAGATTTTTCACCCAGTTTATTACTTTCATTTTTGTTTTCACCTGCCCTTAAAATACAATTGCGTTAAAGCAATTTTTGAGTTCATCAACCGTCATCGGCTGATTTTGTTTCAGCAAATCAAGCTGTGTATATGCGGCGACGAACGCCATAAATCCGTCTGTTTTTCGTGATTTTGGCTCAATCTTTCCGTATATGATATTGCCGTTTTTATCCTCAACGGCAGAAGTGTTGTTTGTGTACCAGCGCATAAGTGCCGAATCACCCCAAACAACACGATGATTAGCAAAATCCGAAGCAATCAGAGGAGCTACAAGCATTTTGTCTGACGGTCTTACAAGTTTAAGATTATTTCTGCCTTTACGGTCACATTCAAAACCTAACTGCATTAACGGCTCTTTGAGTAATGTATAGCGGTAGTTATCTAACGCTCCGCCGACAATGTTGTAATGTTCTTTCTGATTTCTCAACCAGTCGGCGACAATTTCAGGGGGGATTTCCGCTCCGTCAACCCTTTGTAAATCAGGCTGTTGAGCATAGGGGAATTTTATCCTGCCCAAATCCGCAGATTGTGAGCAGTACCATGAAAACGGTTTCCATACGATTGAGCCGTCAATCAAAAACATTAAACCGATACCCAAAAAGTCAGTAGTTTTTGTGTAGTCAATACCAAAAACACACGGCTTACCTTCAAGGTCGGGGAGTGGTCTGTTTGTTGCTTTGATATTTTCCCATGAGGTAACAGGATGGGCTTCTGTGCCTTTTGGGATATTCATACGCTTAGTCATAAAAGATGAATTGTTCACCTTATCACGCTTCCAATCCTCGAATTCCTTTTGAATTTCTCTCAATAGGTTTGGAAAATATTGCAACGACGGATTTGCTTTGTACCAATTTTCTTGCTCATATACCTCTTTTTCATTGTCTAACCTGCATATGAAATAAAGAGTGCCGTTGTCAGATGCATCACCATTCAACACTTCAAGACCGGCGGCAAGCTCGTTGTCAAGTGGTCCGTCCCGAACCTCTCCCATGGTTGTAATTGTTGTTCTGCGTGGCATAGCTTTTTTACCTAAGCCTGTTGTGAAAACATCAATAAGCTTATAATTTTCGTATGCATGCTTTTCATCAAAGTCGACTTTACCGGGTCTGCCTCCGTCTTTCGTTTTGCTGTTTGAAGTTCTGTATCTGATTGTCGAATTAGTCTTTATGTTTGTAATCTCTGTTTTGTTCCACTTAAAATGCCGCTGCATTTTTGTAGAATTGTTTTCCAAAATTCCGTAGATGTCATTAAAGGTTGTGCTTGCTTGCTCTTCTGATGTTGCACAAATGTCAATATCGTAATTGCGTATGCCATTGACAGGCGTGAGCAGAGCAAAATCTTCAAATGCAAGATAGCCATTTTTTCCTGCGCCTCGCCCGACCACACAAACTAAATCGGGAAATCTTAATACACCCGGTGCGGAATATGTGCAATTATGCAGAATAAAACAAAACTTTTCCCATGCAAATAATTCGTATGGAAAATATTTCTGTAGAGCAAAATACTTTTCAACCTGCTCATTGTCAACATAGACTTGCTCATTTTCGAATACTTTTTCTATGAAATTTACAAGCTGTATTTGCTCTTTGCATACACGATATTGACCACTTTTTACTTGCTTTATGTAATCGTCAAGGTATTTACAGTTCGTCATTTACATCACTTTCGACCTTGTCGATTGATAGCCCCATTTGCGAAAGAATCGCAAGTCTTTGCTTGTTGTACATTACTGCGTTTTTGACAGAAGGATTATCTTTTATATACTCTTTTCCTGTGGCACTGATAGCTTTGTATGTCAAGCCATTTTTGCGGATGTCCGTTTGCATTTTTCGTTCAAGCTTCGTGCAAAAAATATAACTGTCAATTAAATCTCTATAGACTTCAATGTTTGCCCCCTTCAAAGTCAGTTGCTCAATTAAGCTGTCTTTGATTTCTGCAATTTTAATTTGTGCCATTTGTGCCTACTCCTCTCTCAAAAATTCCTCGTGTGCGTGCGCGAGACCAAACTGTCGTGCCTTTACACCGTTATCCATTGACCTCAGAATTTTTCGATTTTTTACCCGGGGGTATGTCTTTTTTTTGACTTACCACCTCTCGGCAAACTCATCTTTTAATTTTTTTGATTCGTACTTGTGATGTTCTTTGTAATGGCAGTCTTTGCATAGACATTCGAGGTTGTTAATATCAAGAGCAAGGTCAGGCCTTGCTTTGAGATACAGTTTGTGATGTACCGCCTCGCAAGGGCTGTACTTACCCACAGCACGACAGCGTTCACATTCGTAATGTTCTTTCGCTTTTTTTGCATCTCGAACTCTTTGCCAATCAGCTGTTAAATAAAACCTATATGCCTTACCCTCACGGATTTGACGGACAATCCAGTCCGTTGTTACTTTTCGTTTTATCATTACAATTTAATTTTACAACAGGTTTAATCGCTTCTACTGACATCTTTCTTTGTGCAATATGTACAAATGTTAAGCCCACGAAAGTTTGCACAAAGCAATCGTGCCTCTTTAAGCCAACGAAACACCGTGCGTTCGTCGGTATAATTGCTAACTGCAAACTTAGTCACCCTCAAATTTATCTCACCTTTATGCAATGCCGCTGTTGGTGCAACAAAGTAAACAGCGTTGACAGCTTGACAGATGTAGTCTTTGCCGCTGTTTGTCAAGTCATTGAGTGTGTCTATCACCGCAAGTAAGTCAAGCCGTAACGCTTGACGCATTGTCTCATCGGCAACGACTTGTGCTTTGCTCGGATAACCGAGAGCGGCATAAGTCCTAAATTGCGCAATGGTGTAATCTCTTGTCGAATCTCTCAAATTCTTGCACCTCCGATTTTTTTATGTTTGTGAGTGTCGGCCAAGTAAGTAAAATAAAAGCTTGCTCCTGTGTAGTCATTTATCCACATTTCGTCTTTGTAAAAATAATATCCCTCGGGACAAGGCAAAGCCTCACCTCGTTCGAGTTTTCTGTATTCTCGTTTTTTTCCTTCAACAACTTTGACATCAGGTTTGGCAAGGTTGCGAGATGTTTTCAAGCGCTTCTTACCATTGACATCTTTGCGGATGTACTTGGCAAGATCAGCATAGTTTCCGTCTTGGTAAAGTGGTGTGAAATTGATTCCGTTTTTCCATGGCCAACACTCCGTTAATATTTCTCTGACGCAATCTTCAATCACGATGTGCAAATGCCAATTCTTTCCGAGCTTGCCACATTCGCAGTAGCCGATGTATTTAAACTTGATTTGTTTCTTATCTGTCCTGCGTTTCACTCGCTTAAAAAAATTCGATACAACCCTCTCAAATTCATCTTCGGTAAATTTGCCAAACGGAGCGGAGAATCTTGCGAACCAGTCCCCCTCAGAGAAGTTGCAGAGGATAAGCCTCTGTGTGTGTTGTTCTCCTCTGATGCGGTTTGCTTTGGCTTGCTTTTCGTTTGTTCGGGATTGATTGATTTGTCGAGCAAGATTTTTCTTATTACGTTTGCGAATGGACTTGTAATATTTAACCTCAAGCAAAGGGCCTGATTTAATTTCGGCTTTGTACGTAAACATATTTAATCCTTTATTATATATGTAAAAACTAAAACGGTCACTTAATTAATTCCTTGAGCAGGCTATTAAAGGAGTATCTCAACTCCTTTTTTGTGACTATTATTATTCTGTTATCGTATTAAAAAGTCAGATGATATAAATATGCAGTAGTCCGTCTGACCACCGAACTACTGCTCTGTGCAACCTTGCCGCTGCAATTGTGTGTTTGATTTTTGGTGCATTCTTTTTAACAGCTTAATCAAAAGCGGAAGTCGTCGCTTTGATTACTTTTTTGAATATAGGATTTAACTTGATTTGAATTTTCTTTAAGATTTTGCACACGGCAAGAATATTGCCTTACTTTAAATACCGAAGTATTCTTTGTAGCTTTTTGCGATTCCTCGACAATCATCCGACTTAACCGGCACGTGACAAGCTACCTTTCTAATGTTATCAGCATCCAGCTCTTTGAAAATTTCTGATGCTCTCGTTTCTTCCGTTGACTTGTAAAATTTAAAGAGCAAATCCACAAATGGTATGTTGCCGAACTCGTCCAAAAACGCTGTATCATTTTCGGTTAGTGTTTTTAAACATTTTTCCTTGTATGTATCCGATGTGTCCGATAAGATAAAAAGTTTGTTATAAACATCGTGCTTTGTGAGCAGGTCAATTATCTGTAAAGCGATTTGCAACACATTAGTATCGTGATCAGCAATTGCCTTTGACAGCTCCGTTAGCTTGCAGGAGGTTTCTCTTGTGCGTTTAATCCACTCGATATGCTCTTTGCCAGCAAAAAATGTGTCAGTTCTAAATCTGCGATACTCTTGCAATAATTTATACTTAGCCTTGACGCAAGACTTAGCGGATAGTAAGCCTATCTTTGTGCAGCTGTATATGGCAGACATCGACAACACTAACCAACGATTAAACATATCCAAGCTATTGAGCGTAGCCACATCAAGGTCACCGTCAATAAAGCCTATCACAAGTTTGTCGAGTTCTGACAATGTTTCTGCCGGTGTCGGATTGTCTTGCATTTCCGTTGCAACCGATTTTTCGTTTTCACTCATTCAGCAAGACCTCCTTTGTAGTCGTATAACCCAAGTCTTTTAATTTTTCCTGCGGCTATCTGCGCAACAAACTGGCCATAGCTGTAACTTGTGCCGTGCTTTGCATTGTAATCGGCACAGTAAAGACACATCCTGTCTATTCGGTCGAGTTTCTTCTTGCGACCTCGTTTCTTTTTTTCTTCACTCATTTATTTCACCTAATTTCAAATATTTTAATATTTTTTCGCTTGCATCGTCGCACCCATAGCAAACAGCGACAGCGTAGCCTTGTTCATTCAGACTTTTAAGCCATTCAGTTTGTTTTTCGGTTGGCTTGTTTTTACCGTGTTTTAATTCAATAAACAATCCGTGATAGCCTCCACGGCTGACAGGCAAAAATAAGTCCGGCACACCTGCTTTCACTCCCTGCCTTTTTAGGTTGGCCGCTTCAAGTTTATTTCGACTTCCGCCATTTGGAATGTGAAACATCAAATCAATTTCAGGATACTTTGCCCGGATGAAGGTCGTCCACTGAAATAACTTCCGCTGTTGGTCAGCTTCATACTGCTTCATCGGCAGGTCATCCTTTCTTGTTTTTCAAAATCATATCGCTTTCAATGTATAATGATTTCAATTGTCTCACAAAATCTTCATCAACAATTTCATAAGCACATATAAAGCCGTATGCAATCATTCCAAATTTAACAGCGAAGTACGGAGTACCTTTGAAGTCCTTACGCAGTGCAAGTGCCATTGTTTCGTTTGGCATATCCACAAAAGGATTAAGATATACTCTGTCAATAAACATTAAGCCCTCTGCGGTGCTAATCGGGAGCATTACTTTACCGTCGTATATAATGCTTATATCCCACATTTCAGCCGGTGTTTCATCCGCCGAACAATCATCAACATCAATCAACGGCTTGGTTTGACTGATTGTAAATCTAATCTTATCTCTCTGCGCATCGTTGATGTCATAGAGTTTGCATATGTAATCTTCATTGAGTTCCGGCAAGCCGAAAATAGGATAGACCGCATAGCCATCTGACAGCCATTGCTCACCTTTTTCATTACCGAAGATTGAAATAACTTTATTCTTTTTACATATGTCAAATGCTTTTTTTATTTTCATTGTTACACCTCATTTCAGCAGTTCGTCTGTCGTAACATTAAATAAATCTGATACAGCTATTATGGTTTCGATAGTAGGCTCATTTCTTCCAATTTCGTAGCTTGAAATGCTTGCCCTGCTCAAATAGAGCTTTTCACCCAATTCATCTTGCGTTAATTTATGTTTTATTCTTAACGCTTTTAATTTCTCGGGGAATGACATATTATCACACCTTTTCTTTTAAACTTATCTCACATATTTCTTATGAGCTTGATAAACATCGCTTTCATCAGACCGTGCATATATTTGTGTTGTGGTCAGCTGTTCATGTCCGAGCATTAACGAAACTTGCTCAATCGGCATTCCAGCTCTGAGTGCGTCCGTTGCCATCGTTCGTCTGAATTTGTGGGGATGGCAGTTTTCTACACCTGCTTTTTTTCCTAAGTCACAAATGAGCTTCTCAATTTGCCCTTTTTCAAGTCTTCGGAAATTTCCTTCTATTTGGTGTTTACTTACGAAGAGTGCTTCATTATCATCAATCCGTGTTTTGAAGTATTTCGATAATGCAAATTTAGCCGCTGCATTAAGATAAACATACCTTTGCTTGTTGCTTTTGCCTGTTATTATCAGCTTGTCATCATCTATGTCGTTTTTATTTGCTGAAGATACTTCGGAAACTCTGCAACCAGTAGAAAGCAAGAATTCCAAAATTGCCTTTGTCCTCACATCTTCTTTTGCTTGTTCTCTCAACTTCTCAATTTCCAATGGTGTAAAAGGCTTTCTTATAATTTTTTCAACTTTAACCTTTGAGATTGTTTCAACAGGGTCTGACTGTATGTACCCTTCAATTCTAAGGGTCTTGAAGAATGAGCTTAAATATCTTCGCTTGGTATCAATATAACTATTTGTTACATTTTTTCTTGTCTGCTCATAAGCTAAGTAAGCTCTTATGTCATTGGTTTTGATGTCCGGTATAGGCTTGTTCAAAACAGCCAACATTCGGTTGATTTCTCCTGCATAGCCTTGAATCGTCTTGTCAGACAAGCCTTCAAGTTTCTTAATTGAGAGAAAAATATTAATATATTTTTGGTTTGGCTGTCTGACATCAACCGACAAAGCTGTTTCACTTTTTCTGATATTATATTTTGACATTTCTATGCTTAAAACTTTTGATATTCTGTCAACTGTATCTGTGTCTAAAAAATTAAGACAATGTCCTGTCACGGCTCGAAAAAACTCGGTTTTGTCATCCACAAAAAATCACTCCTTTATTTCACTGCTCAACTATTTTACTTATTTTCCTTGCTTGTTATTAAGTATCGCAAATTTCCGTTGTGCTTGCTTAAGGCGTGCTGTTCGGCAGGCGGAACAAAAGATGTTCTGTTTACGCTCAAAAAAATCCTTGCCACACCTTTTGCAATATTGAGCAGGAATTCTTCTGAACAATGTACAGCTGTCACAGTTATTCTTACAGGCAAGACAGCCTTTAACATCGTCCCAATTAAGGCACATATCTTTCTGCCAAAATTCGCTGTATTCTTTGCCTACGTCTGAATTTGCAATCGCTATGCAGTTAATAAGTCCTGCTAAAGCAGATAAAAGAACATTCATCTCATCTTTGTCCTCGTCAGTCATAAGCCTTTTGTATTTTAACGGCCTGTTGGGGATGTTGTCGCCAAATTCGCCGTCGCCTATGTACGCTCTCACTTTGTCGAGATTTTCAGTCAAATATTTATCAAACACTCTTCCTCTGATTGCTTTCGCAGAGCGACCTATTACATCTGAAATTTGTTCATATTTGCTCCCATTTTTAATCATGTTACTGAGAATTGCATATTCTTCATCGCTCCACTTATTATGATTATCAGCTTTTACAGGACGGTATTTGATGTTTAGGTCATTAATTCTGCGTTGTATAGCTCCTTCGCTACGACACAATATTTGTGATAGCTCTTTATATCCATACTTTTGCTTTTTAAGCAATTCTTTGAGAAGGTTATCTTCTCTGTTTGTCCACGGAGTTGCTTTAATAAAACTGTTCCTTAATATGTCTGCCTCTCGTTTTTGGTTTACCCAATCAGGCTCAGGCCCCAATTGATATCTTTCAAGTTTCGAAAAATCTAAAAAATATTGATTTTTCTCCGCCCACATCCAAAATTCATCTATGTAAACAACAGTAAAATTTGTTTTTGAACTCCTTGATATGTTGTGAGTAGGCAGATTTCTATTTTTTATCCACGACGTTTTAAAATAAGCGATAGAGGAGTTTGCACGAATGAGTTTATAAAGATTGCTTATTGTAATGTATCTATAACCATTAGTCAAAAAAGGTCCTAAGTTTAACTTACCGGCTTTTAGCCTGATTGCACATTCAGATCTATCAAGGTGTTTTGTTATAGTGGCCATATTAACGTTGCCCCAAGCAGATACAAGATAATCTATTTCATCGGCCGTCCATGTTTTATTTAGCCTCGACATTTTGTAAATCTACCACCTTACTATCTCATTAAGCTGTTTTTTAATGATTTGTAAAAGCGCCTCTTCTTGCATAGATTCATACCTTCTTATAGCAGTTTTGAATGTGAAACATTGGAGTTGTCCAAATTTCAGCACCTTTAGAACACTCAGCAAAATAGTTCGTATATGGATCACTCAAACTATCTCCAATTTTAACCACCGCTGCACAACCTATCAGCGACAGTGCTGTATAGCACATCAGAGCAGTTGATTTGCTGAGCTCTTGGCAGACAATGACACACTGTGTTTGATAATTGATGTCATGATTTTTCAGCACCTCACAAAACGCAATTACATTTGCTCCGCCACCGACCGTAGGCTCAAGAACCGAGATATATCCTTTTTTGGATAATTCAGCTTTTGCATTTTTCTCGTCAAACGAGCTTTCCGCCATTGCATAAGATACGGTGTACGGCGTGAAGAATTGTCCAAGAGCGCTGCTTCCCATATCAAGTTGCATATACAAATCCCCCAAAAAATCTTGAAATGGATTTGCTTCGAGTGCATTAGTTATCTCGGCAAAAATTTTTACAATTGTTTCAAATTCGCTTTCACTATAATTTTTGACGATGTCTTTATAGCGATTTTTGTTTTTTTCAAATGTTTGACCAAAGCAAAAAGTATTCTGAATGCTTAGCGCAAATATTTCTATACAATCGTTGAACACTTGCCACAATGACCTTGATCCGGACAATTGGTTGAATAATTTAACAAGTTCTTTGTATTCGGATTTAACTTTGATTGATGCCATTTTCTTCACCTAAAGCGGACCATCTGCACCTGCTCCGCTTTCAATGTCAGAATTTATTTCAAGAGGAGTAAACGAGTTTTATATAACAAGCTGTGCAGAGCTTGTTATTGATTAATTTATTCGGGCATCTGCACCTGTCTGAGATATTTGTAAAATGGTAATATTCAGAAAAGTAGGTATAGATATAAAATGAGATATATATAACCTCGCTGTGCAGAGCGTGATTAACTTATTTAGTTTATTTTACTTCACCTGACCTGTTGTATAAATCGGGTGTGTGCCGTCACGGAGCTGTATCTCCTCATCAGACATCACATAGCCGAGTTTACAAAGCAAAGCGTAAAATTTGTTTAATTCCGGATTGTTTTTTCGGCTGAATGTCTTGTCCGAATAATTTACACTGATATAATCGAACGAACCGTAAAGTCTCTGGCTCAAAGCGTATGCCGTCGCCATTAGCATTCTGCCGCTGTCATTGTTCCAATGTTCGTTGATGTAGCTGTCAATGTTTTCATCATCTTCAAAGTCGTGTTCGATAATTTCTTCAAAACGATATTTTTTGTTACTGGCTCCTGCCGCCACTTGGGCGACTATAAATTTCACAAGCTCCTGTTTCTTTTTACTGTCATTGAAATTTGTATCAAGCATAAAGCCTATTCTGAGAGCCTCGCAGCGTTCGTCTATTTCTTCCGCCTGTTCAACAAGCTCATCCCATCTCTGTTCTTCAAGCTTTCGCTTTTCTTCTTCGGCATCGTTCTTTTCCTGCTTTTCTAATGCTTCGGCATAAATGTAGACATTTGAGCTGTAACCAAAATAAAAATATCTTTTCCTGCCGTCCGCAAAGTCTTTACCGATCAAATCTTTGAGCGCAAAAAATCCCGTATATTCGTAGTTGCTTGGAATTTCGTCACGTTTCTGCGCTTTAATCATTCCATGTTCAAGACAGAGCTTTTCGATTCTTTCTTTTTCTTCATCTGTTTCCTGCTTCTTGACAGCAGAATATAAAAGGTTGTCAAAATTATTCGTTCCGATTGATTTAAGAAGTTTATTTCTTGTGTCAATATCCTTAATCTGATTCAATCGGTCATAATCCTGCAATGTAGGCTGTCGGATTTGGCTCTCTTTGAAAGCTTCTTCATCAAGCTCACAGAGTTTTACTCTCCGCCTTATTTTGCTCTCTGAAAAGCCTGTTTTCTCTGCGACCTCTGCGACCGTATCACCGAGGTCGAGCAACAGCTGACAGCCCTTTGCTTCTTCATATACGGTTAAGTCAGACCTCTGCATATTTTCGGTTAACATTGTAGATAACTGCTCCTTTTCAGTCATCTCAACAACAGCGCACGGCAGTTCAGTTAATCCTGCCTGCTTTGCCGCTGCAAGCCTGCGATGCCCTATAATAACCGTGAAATCATCCCAGTTATCATTGTTTGGCACTACGGTCAAATTCTGCAAGATACCGTTTGCTTTGATAGATTCTGCGAGCTCCGAAACATCGCCGATAACCTTTCTTGGATTATCAGGGTGTGGATGAAGTTTGTCAGTGGGTATCATTTGTAATTTAGATTTTTTATTCATTTATATAATCTCCTTGATTTTCGCAAGGTCATCTGATATAATAATGTTGGACTGTATTTATACGCAGATAGCCTTGTGTTATTTGCCGACCGTTGATTGTAGTGCAAGCAATCAACGGTCTTTTTCTTTTGTGTTTAAAATGTAATCAATCATATGCAAACACATTCTAATATTTACAACCGATGGATTTAATAAGCATTCACGCATATCTTTGAGTATATGCGGTATGTTGTCAATAAAATCAATTGTGTATCCTGTATTTTCGTAGTCGTAAAGTTTGCGAATACAGCCATAAAACTCGTTTGGTACATCTTTGCAGTCGTGCATTTTACCGTAGATGTCCTTGACTTTGATTTTGTTGTTTTGATTTATGGTTAATCTTTTCATTGGTTTGCCTCAATCGGATTGCAAACTACACCGTCAACAGTTTCTTCAAGCTCAACAACATTCTTGAGGGTGAGCTCAGCGAGAATATTCTCAACCTCGGGCGGTACGCTCAGCCCCTCTGCACTGCACATTGCAAACAGCGAGTTTATGATTTTTGCTATTCTGTTTTTAACAAACTCGTTGCTTGCGGTCGTTGCATCAAGTGCTGATTCTGTGTTTTTAAGACTTTTGCGTATGTGGTCAAGCGTTAATTCGCTGAAGAACAGCTTGTCTTTCAGCGTTTTTTTAGTCTGTATGTTTTTAAATATCATAATCGCAATGCTCCTTTTCGTTATTTATTTGATTTGCGACATCTCGTATGGATGTCGATTTTATGACAGACGTAATTAAAAAAGTCATAATTTTTAGAGCGTTCGGCTCGGCGATTGTCACATTTTGATTTGTACTCGAGGTATCTTTCGCAATCTGTATGACATCTTGTCGTCCGTATCTGACAGCCGTAGCACGGCGAATTTATCATTTTTATACCGTCCTTTCGTCTATGATTGCGTTGCCGCTGCCGAGCAATTTGTTGAGCAGGACGGTGAGCAATGATATATCTGCACCGCTTGCATAGGCCTTTAGCCGGTCAATCGGTATGTTGTAGGTCCATCTGCCTTTGTCGCTCTGTACGGCTGACCCGATAGGCAGGGTTTGTTTTTTTAAACCCTCATAAACATAATTGAGAGCAACTCCGAGATATTCAGCCGCCACGGTCGGCGGTACATCTCTGTACTCCTGATTTGTTTTAGGGTTGACGAGTATTTTGTCGTTCATTTAATCACCTCAAATCTCCTGTTCCAAGCCTTAACGGCTTGTTTCCGTGCTAAGTCATAGCCATTTTTTTCAAATCTGCATGTTGCAAAATTTATCCTTGATACACCAACAACGCTTGCGGAACAATTTTTACAAATTACTAATGCTTCAAAAGTTCCAAATGTTGTAGGGTTACCATCTTTCAAGAACGCTTCGCCACCACAAAACGGACAAGGCTTAATTTTCAGTTCAGGCATTGTTCTCCTCCTTATCCATTTTTGCACCGCAATAAGGGCAATATGGATACAAATCAATGCCCTCGTAAAAAGTGAAAAAATTTTTACACTCAGAACATAAATAATTTGTATAGTCGACATCCCCGCTGTCGTATTCCCACTTTCCGTGCCTGATTTCTTCCATTTCACACACCGTAGCATGATTGGGTTTACTACCGTCAACTTCGATAATATGCTTAACTGTTTCGGCATTTCGTTTTGAATTAAAGTATATCGTGTTTACACTACCATCTGCGAACGGTATATCCAATGCATAGTCACCGCAAAAATCACGGATTTTTAATTCTTTTTCAATCATCGCTCTTCACCAATCCTCTCCGTCAAAACTTAATTGCCCCGGCAAAACACCATCCTGCATCCACCAGTGATAAACCTCAAGTCCGTTAGCGTGTTGTGTAGCTTTGCCTCTTTGCTTTCTCACTTCAAGCATCTTGTCGAATGCTCTTATATACATTTTTCGGTACTTGGGATATCGTGCAAATTCCGCAAATCTCTTCTTTTTACCTGCCAACGGACAGCCGATGCATCCAACACGATTAAATCCACAATTGTATAACGGATTAAGAATAAGATGCTCTTGGTTGATGTACTCCTTAACATCATTATCCGACCAATCGCAAATAGGGTTGAATATTATTTTTCCCTGCAACTGACAATGTTCAACTATCTGCCTCTTATCGTCATTGTCATTGTTAAGGATAATTCTATCGGAAGGATTAGGAGTATAGGTTTCAATAACTCCTTTCGACTGTCTTTTCGTGCTTTCCGCTCTCCGCACCCCTGTGACGAGGGCACGATTCTTACCGCCTGTTTCTTTCAGAATTGCACAACAATATCTTACTAACCGTGTGGGGGGAATACCTTTTTGTACTATCAGTGACCACATAGAGGTCGGCTTGCCCTTGTACCTCGGCATATCAATGTTGCATTTTATGCCTTTAGATTCTAACTCCTTGAATTTATCTCGTATGTGGTAAACTGTTTCGGGAGCATCAGCCGTTGTGTGACTATGTTGGACCTCAAAGTCTATACCCGATTTAATCGCTAAATCTAAAATAATGTCGCTGTCTTTACCCCCTGAATAACAAAGCATAAGCGGTTTATCATAGTAGCGTTTACTTATTTCTGCTCCGTCACAAAGTCGCATTATAGCAACCTTTTCTAAGTCCATTACTTTTCATCGCCCTCAATAAGCTGATTCCAACATTTAATACAGTTATCGTCACAATTATCTATGTCCATCAGTCCTAACGTATGTGGACATACACCTTTAGGTGCTCCGTTATCGTCAAGCGGAGCGTTCGGATAATTTTTCAAGAACTCCGTAAGATATGTCTTTGGCGGATGCTCATTGCTCCACTTTTGTACAATTGCAATTGCCTTTTCAGGATGATACATTTCAAAAGTTATACAGCTCATAAATTCAGATGTCCCGTTATTTTGGTTGGATAGCGGACACTCTGAACATTTAATTTTGCATCCTTCCTGCCTTGTTCTTTTAGTCATCCTTAGCTTTTCAGCGAAATAATTCTCTGTTTTTGAACAGTCAATCATTTTTACCATTCCTTTCTTGTGTTTTATTCCTTACAATGCTAAAATCAAATTGTAAGGAGGTGATGCTTATGCGTTTAAATAACGACTGTGTTCGTGATATTCTTTTGAGTGTAGAAGAAGTGTGTGATTTCAACGAATCCTTTCGATACAGTAAATTCAGCAACGATTTTGAAAGGCTTCAACCATACTCTCATGACGAAATTATCTACCATATTAAACAATGCAAACTTGCAGGTTTAATTACTTCAATGTTCGCTACTGACGGTGGCGATTATTTAGAAGTAGGTGATTTAACTCCCGAAGGTCACAAGTTTTTAGCAAATATTCGTAACGATGATATATGGAATAAAGTTAAGAAGATTGCCGGAACCGTGGGAAGTCACTCGCTTTCTGCAATAACACAAATATCAGCGAATGTTGTTACTCAGCTTATAAAAGCTCAATTTGGAATTACTTAAATCTTATTGTCTTGCCGGCGGCTTCTTTGGAGCAGTCGGCAAGTTCTTTGTCTGTGGGTATTCTGAAATTCTTCATACAATAAACCACCATTGCTCTTGTAGCAATTTTCCATTTTACAGCTTTTATGATTGCCACTACCGCTACTACGGTAGCGACTACAGCATATATGGTTAGTGCCATTTTTATCATTCCTTTCTGAGGTAATAAGTTAAGCCGCCGAACCGAATAAATCTTCGATAGATAAATCAGTTTGTAAAACCGACTTTAAGCGGAGAGCTTCATCAAGCGTAAATGGATATTCCCCACGCATTTTTGCACAGAACTGTCCGTATGAAATTCCCATTTTCTCGGCAACTTCTTTCTTTTTCATTTTCTTTTCAAAAATGATTACTTCAATTTTGTCAAACACGATTTTTCACCTCCTAAATGCGATATTTCGTGTTTCTGTATTAAATATAACACGATATTTCGCACTTGTCAACGGATTTTTAAAAATATTTTTACGAAATTTCGCATTTTAGTATTGATTTTTCGTAAACAGCGTGTTACAATCAGTAATAGTAAAGGGTGATTAACTTGACAAGAGAAGATTACATAAAACAGTTAATAAGTGACAAAGGATTTAGTGTAAAAACCTTTGCCGAAAAAATTGAAATACCATACAGCACACTTAGATCTATGCTTAACGGCTCTATTGGTGGAGCTGCTGTTGATAGTGTGATTAAAATTTGTGCAGGTTTGGGAATTAGCATAAATGATTTGCAAAATTGCAATGCGGTTAAACTACCTTTTGAAACATCAGACAAAGAAAAGAAACTTATAATCGCATACAGAAATAACCCAGAAATGCAACCTGCAGTCGATAGATTGCTCGGTGTGGAAGATGAAGTATTGATACCGACCGTAAAAGCCGCACGAAGTGACGGCAACAGTCAACCTATTGAAATAGTTAATCTTCCTGATCTCAGTAAGTTTGAGCCTGACGATACAGATTTATAAGTACATAATAAAAAACACCCCATAGGTTACAATACCTATGAGGTGATAAAATTTGAATTATGGTAAATACAAACAGGCACGCAATGCCTCTTGGCAATGTTTAATCGACTATAAAATTAACAGTCTGCCTGTTAAGGTAAGCCAAATAGCTAAACAAGCTGATATTACTTTGCTGAAAAATTCAGCGGTCAATCTGCTACACCAAAATGAGAGCGGAATAACTTTGATGCAAGATGATAAGCTGTACATCGTCTATGCTGATGAGCAATCTCCTCAGCGATGCAGATTCACAATCGCACACGAGCTTGGACACATTTTCTTAGGGCATTTATTTAAAGCTGACGGCAACGGCTTTTTAATAACTGATGATGCCGAACATTCGGCAAATGTATTTGCTCGGGACTTGTTAGCTCCGGCTTGTGTGTTGCACGAAATGCAAGCAATCAATGCCGCTGCAATTACAAATTTATGCGACATCAGCCTTGAGGCGGCAACCTACAGGGCTGAACGAATGGCAGAGCTCGAACGCAGAAATGCCTTTTATCTGCACCCTCTTGAACGGCAAGTAAAGGAGCAATTTGCAGATTTTATCAACAAAAAGAAAAACCTACCATAGCGGCAACTATGGTAGGAAAAATAGGAATAGTGAGAAGTCTGAACCTCTCTAATATTATTTTAGTATATGATATATATTTTGTCAATATATATATCAAAAAGAGGAGGATTTATAAATGAAATGCCCAAAATGTGGTGCTGAGATTCCTGCCAGCTCAAAGTTTTGCAATGAATGTGG